AGGTTGGTGGTCCATGACGCCGGGATGTTGGTTCCGTAGAACACAGCGCGGGCGAGCGTGGTGTTGATTGCGGCGATCAATTCCGGCTTGACCTGAGCCCAGATGTCAAAATTGGAATCATTGAGCACGGATTCAGGAATAGGAACGATCACGGCCACCTCTTCGGCGGTCACGTATTTGTCTTCCCAGTTGACTTCGGTGGTCTGCTTGAGACCAGTGTCACCGGAAACGAAATAGCCCAATGCCAGCGCGCTCATCACGGGCATGGTATAAGTGTAGGAACTCATATCAGGCAGGCGCTTGGCAAGGCTGAACAGGGGATTGGTCTCGACGATCTGTTTCACAACGTCCTGTGAAACTGGAGCTGGGACCATGGAATCAATATCGGTTCGTCCGACTAAAGAATTGTATGGCATGTTAAAACCTCACTTATGTTTTAGATAGGCCGACTGACCAAAGTAACAATGGTCGCATCAACCTGGTTGGTTGCAGACGTGGATATACCCGACTGCACTTTGATGTATTTGGCACCGTAAAAGACCTCCGGGTCCAGTGCGACGTATTTCGCAGCGGTTACCGCAACGGTTTCGTATTCAGTACCTTTGTATGTCACAACAAACCAGTTCGTCCCGTCAAGGCTGGCCTGGAATGACAGTTTCGCCGCATCCCAGGTGGACGCGGTGATCACCGCCACCAGCACCCGCCCGGCAAGACTGCCTGAGGATCCTGATAACGATGCACCCGCCCCAACGGTAACGGTTTCTGACTTTCTAAATTCTGGATAACTCAATATCCACCTCCCGGCAGGATCACTGCCTGCCCGCTGCGCGCCGGATGATCGCGTTCATGTCCATCGGCGCTTGCTGATTCTGCAGCCCGTCCCCAGCGTTCACGTTCACCCTTTGTTGTGAGGTGAATAATTCTGGATAGGCCTTTTTCATGGCATCAAGTTTGACATCGCCGTCACCGTCCATAAATTCCTGGGCAGCGATCCATGCGAGTTTCAAATTCCTGACGCCCGCAGCATGTGCGGCATCGTAAAACTTGTTCTGGCGCTCAATGGACGCCAGTTTATCGGCAGTTTCGGTCAGTTGCTTCTGGGCTTCGCTTCCCGCTTCAGCCGTTTTAGCCAGTCCTCTCAACTGTTTTTCCAGGTCCTTCCGTGCTGCCCGCTCGGTATCTAATGCGCTCTTCAGTCCCTGGGTGTGCGCCTCATACAGCGGCTTTACGTCCTCATGCTCACTGAGCCAGTCCTCAAATGTCTGGGTTGGCTGTTGGTCTTCTTGGTCCTTTTGACCTTGCTTCAAATCTTCTGGCATCTCGCCATTACTCCTTTCGGGGTGTCTCGCCCCGCCTCTTAACTAACCTTGCGTATTCCTGTTTATTATTGACATCCCTGTCTTCTATGTCAGAAACACGCCTTTCCAGTGCATCCAGACGCATGTCCAGGCGCACGGCTTTTACAACTAACTTCACCAGGACGTCCTGCATATCAGGAATCGGCTTCACCGTCATTGATATTCAGCCCCATATCCTTGATCAACTTCTCAAGGTGGCGCATCCTGGCCTGCAAGGCTACGATCTTGCGTTCCTTGCACGCGCTCTCTGCGGTCAACTTGTCAACCTGTAAGCGTAGTTCTGCATTCTCACTTTGCAGTTTATCGATCATGGTTTCGCGCTCCGATAATGAATCCCGCAATGTTGAAACCAGCCCCTCAAGTGTTTCAATGCGCGCTTCGAGTTGACACGCCCGTTCGGTCAACCTCGCCAGGCGTTTCTCATACCCCTTAGCCAGCGTCATTGTGGCTTCAGCGTCCCTGACCTTGCGGTGGGTGATGGCTGTGATAATCGCCGCCCCCAACCCGCCAGCGCCCAGGGCACTGACAACTGTCACGATGATGGTGACTGCCTGCTCGCTCATAAGTTACTCTTCGATCTCAAACCGTGCTGAGTCCGTCAGGTCATGCAGTAAATTGGACCCACCACCGGCCACGATCGCTGTCAATATTTTGCCGATCAGTTCGTTCGGGATGAATGCCGCGAACAGGTTGATATTCGCCAGGAACACCAGCACACCCGCGATCACCCAGGCAATGTACATCAATGGGAATTTATCCCAGCTGTATTTGTCGAAGAACGGGGTGATGAGGGCAGCCACAAGCCTGTTGGCCAGCACCATGAATCCGATCACAATTGATAAAACTCCAGCTTCAAAGATCATGTTTTGCTCCTTTCAAAAAGCAAGTTAAAATAAAAAAACCCAGACACGGGTTCCCTCGCGGTTACCATGTCTGGGCGGTTACTCCAGAAATCCCTATTCAGTTGTAAGAGTATTATAGCACAATAGTTCGCAAATTATGCAAGGGTTTTATAAATCTTCTTACTCATCCTTTTCCGGATGCAGAACTTCTTTTATTAATTCCATGGCTGCCTTATCACCTAACAGGCTGCCCAGGCTCTTTTCCTGTATCCCATCGCCCCAGTCGTCGCTATGCGTATACCCGACCAGGTCTTTCAAGCCAAACAGCCCTTGCTTGTACCCTTCGTACTTCACCGGTCCCAGTATGGCCTGTTTCTGCTCGTCGCTCAGCTTCTCAAATGCTTTTATCCCGGTGTTGTCCAGGTCATATTTATCGGCCGCATCCGGCAGGTATGGCTTCATGTAGCACAGCCCGTTCGGGTGGTCATCCAGCGGCACGTCCAGTGGATAGATCTCACCGTCCAGCGCCCAGCAAGCCGCGCATGTTCGTTCGCTCCGTGCACTTTGCCGTATGTACCCACCCACAATATCCGGGTTGGCCTTGTAGATCTCCCGTGATGCTTCCCGTGACGCCCTGACAATTTCTGTGCGTGCAATTCTCAATGCCCGGCTCAGGTCGCCTGCCATGTCTGTGCGAATGTTCCTGGCGATCTCACGCGGGCCAATCCCCATGCCAATACCGGTCAATATCGAATCGCCAATGCTTTTCCCTGCATCCTTGCCATAGCCATAAAGGATGTTAGATAACGGTGATCCGTATTGCAGCATCCCCACCATCTGCTCAAGCCGGTCGGTGTCCATTTGATTCCAGACCATCTGCAAGCCGGCCTGCTTGGCCACATAATCCACCATCTCAAACGCCTGGCTGCTTGCCATGCGGATCGCTTCCTGCTGGTTGTAAACGATGTTGGCACTGGCAGTTGCCGCGAAGGTGTTCAGTTCTTTTTCGACCTGCAGCTGCAGGATCTTCAACCTGCCCAACTCCTGCATCCAGGCCTGTGCGCTGATGTCACGCGGGTCGCTGTAGTATTGCTTGACCAGGTTGTTTATTTCAGTGTTGACCCGCTGCCAGATGTTGCCGAATGCCCGGACCATGTCACTGGCCGCCTGGACGGTCAGGTCCTGCAATTCTCTTTTGAATTGGGCAACAACATCGTAAATGCTCATGCCAGTTGTTTCATCCGTTCCCAGGGCGTTTGTTCGTGCAGCAGGTATGGATAACCATCGCGCACAATCACCGCGCCCAGCTTGTGACTGTCTCTCTTGGCATCCCTTTGCCCGACATAGCTCAGCCGCGTTTCGTCAACACAATGGCCCATCTGGATCGAGTAATACTTCCCCGATGTGTCAAAATCAAAAAACATCTTGTGGCTGTGACCCATCAGAATATCCTGGAAGAATTGACTGGCCAGTCCCCGCGCTGCCCCATTTGCCGCGCTCTTTGGGTGGGTGATCCGGAATGTCCTGCCGCCCGATTTTAGTAACCCGTAATAGAACGGTGCGATCTCCCACTTACCCGAATCCAGTTTCATCAGGTTCAGCAGTTCGCTGGGGTTGACCGGCGAATTGATCGCTCTCAATACCCGCCCCTCGTGGTTGCCAAGCACCCACACGAACTTATCAAAGCACTCATCCAGGGCTTTCAATGTCCGCCGTGCATGGCCCATTTCAGCGCTGAAATCTTTGCCATCCACACCATCTGAGTTGCCAATGATGTCGATAATGGCCTGTTGCTTGCCCTTCGGTAAACTCATTGCCAGTTCCATCAAGCGCGTTTCATCCTCTTCCGTCAATACCGTGCGGTTATGCTCCGGTGCCCAGTTCGGTTCCCATCCGCTTATCGAATCCATGTGCAGCAGGTCACCCGCACAAACCACCTGCCTTATGCCCCACGCATCCGCCAGGTCAATCACCTTGTTGAGAAAATCCGCATGGTGAAATGGGATCTCCACGTCTGGCAGCACCAGCGCGTCACCCTCAACCACAGGCGGTTCGTCATACCGGATATACGGTGATTCAGGAATGCGCTGGTAACTGGATTGCCCGGTCGCCAGGTAGTAATGCACCTTGGCAGTACCGGTGGCAATGCCAAGTTCCTCGCTCAAGTGGCGCCACAGGGCGACGGGAACCACCCGAAAGGCATACAGCAGGCGGCCACTCATGCGCAAAAACCCGATATGCAGCGCCAGACCGAGCTTGTGGGCGTCACCCCGGC